ATGCCAAGCGGAGGAAGAAGAGCTGGTGCGGGCAGACCGAAGAAGGCTGTCACGCAGAAGATCCTGGAAGGCAATCCAGGAAAGCGTCCGATCGAAGTCGTGACGTTTAACCAGGACGGAATGGAACTGCCGAGCGAACCGCCCGCATACCTTTCCGCCGAAGCAAAGAAGATTTATAAGACGGTATATCAATGGCTCGTGAGCGTTGGCTGCACGAAGGGAATCCTTCCATATAACCTGGAAGAATACGCCTTCTGCAAGGCACGTTGGCTCGAATGCGAGGATATGAACACAAAGCACGGACTTCTGGTAAAGGACCAGAACGGGAAACCGATGCCGTCGCCGTTCGTTGCCATGGCTCAACAGTACATGCGCCAGACGAACGAAGTATGGGCGAAAATCTATTTCGTGGTACGGGAAACGAAGCTCTCAAAATGGGACGAGAACACCCCGAACGACGATGTGATGGAAAAATTACTTGGAGGCAATAAATGACAAAACGAATTCACACAGCAGAATCCGTAACCAGCGGTCATCCTGATAAGCTCGCGGACCTCATTGCAGACGCGATCCTGGATGAGTGTCTGGAACAGGACGAGAACAGCCGCGTAGCCTGCGAGGTTATGCTCACCCACGCTAAATGCATTATTAGCGGTGAGATCACGACCAAAGCGAAAGTGGACTATGAATACATAGCCCGCTGCATTATCGCGCAGGTAGGCTATGACCCCAGCCATTTGCAGTTTGATATCTGCATCAACAGCCAAAGCGAGGATATCGCCCAGGCGGTAAGCAAGAAAGAACAGGGTGCAGGGGACCAGGGCATTGTGTACGGGTATGCAACGAAGGAAACGGACAACTACATGCCGCTTCCCATCGAGCTTGCGCACAGGCTCACGGACAGACTGGAAGAGTGCAGGCGTAGCGGCTCTATCAAAGCCTTGCGTCCTGACGGCAAAAGTCAGGTGTCGGTGGCATACGACGGCGACCGTTTCGACGGCATCGTCTCGATCGTTGTTTCTGCGCAGCATGACCCTGATATATCGCAAAGCGAACTGGAACGCGATATAAGGAGTAAGGCGATCGGTCCTGTGTTCAGGAACTACGATATCTCCGAAACTAAGATCCTCGTCAACCCTTCTGGCAGGTTCGTTGTTGGCGGCTATGAAGCCGACACGGGCTTGACGGGCAGAAAGCTTATGGTCGATACCTATGGTGGCAAGGCTCATCACGGCGGTGGAGCAATGAGCGGCAAGGACGCCAGCAAGGTAGATCGTAGCGGGGCATACCTTGCAAGATATATCGCCAAGAACATTGTAGCAGCGAACCTTGCTGACGAATGCGAGGTCGCGCTCTCATATGCAATCGGTGAACCGAAGCCTACGAGCGTAGATGTCAATACCTTTTATACTGGCGTGGTGAACGAGAAACTCATCGCCGACGCGGTAGCCAAGGTCTTTGACTTATCGGTAGAAGGCACGATCGGCAAGCTCGATCTTAAACGCCCCGTTTACGCACAAACAGCGGTCGGAGGACACTTCGGCAAGGACTACCTCGCCTGGGAAAATACAGACGCAGCGGCAGCATTAAAGGCGGCCGTAATGGGCAAATAAATAAAGTTTCAGTTTAACCCCGTCTTTCGGTAGACTTCCAAAAACGTTTAGAGTATTGTTGTTGGCTAATGGAGGACCCGAACATGAAAAAACCTAAAGTTGAATTCGATAGCCGAGGACCGAGCGGTAACATTTATGCCGTTCTGTGCCTTTGCAGCAACGCTCTGAGGAAGGCTCGCTGCCCGAACGCGTATAACGAATTACGAGACAAAGTGCTTGCCTCGCACAGTTATGACGCGGCTTTGGCGGCTTGTCGCGAGTATGTCGAACTGATTGACAAAAGTGGCGAAAAATAGCCAAAATTCTTTCAAAATTGTTAAAAAAACTTGTGTTTTCGGCCGCTTTTCAGTAGACTTTCCCAAACCTTTAGAGTATGTTTGTGTTACAAAAAACGAGGGCAGGAACCCCTCAAAAAAAGGAGAACACACACAATGAAAACTCAACACTACGGCGTCGAAATCGAACTCACAGGCATCACCCGCGAACAGGCAGTCAAGGTGATCGCAGCCTACTACAACACCAACGAAACGGTGTCCTACATTGGCGGAACCTACAGCGCATGGCAGGTCAAAGACAACCAGGGCAGAACCTGGAAAGCAATGACCGATTCCAGCATCATGACGGAAAGACGCAACGGAATGACGGCAGGCCGCGACTACAGCTGCGAAGTGGTAACCCCGATCCTCGGATGGGACGACATCGAAGACCTACAAGAGATCGTAAGACAGCTCAGACATAAGGGCGCGATCGCAAACAGCAGCTGCGGCATCCACATCCACGTAAGCGACGAAGGGTTCACGGCTAAGAGCATCAGAAACCTGGTCAACATCATGACGAGCAAAGAAGACCTGCTCTTCACGGCCCTGGGCGTAAGCGCAAGCCGCGCAGCAAGATGGTGCAAGAAGAACGAAGTAAGATTTGTAGAAGAGATGAACCACAGCCACCCCACCTCGATGAGCAGGGTAGAGCGCATCTGGTACAACGGCAGCAGCCGCAGCTACAGTCACTACGATGACAGCAGATACCGCGCACTCAACCTGCACAGCTTATGGCAAGGCAAGGGCATCGAGTTCAGATGCTTCAACGGCACGACGCACGCAGGCCAGATCAAAACCTACATCCAGCTCTGCCTGGCGATCACGCATCAAGCGAAGACCCAGAACGCGGCAAGCGCGAGAAGAACGGAGACCACAAACCCGAAGTACACCTTCAGAACCTGGCTCCTCAGAATGGGCATGATCGGCGACGAGTTCAAAACGGCAAGAGGGTTCCTACTCGGAAACTTCGAGGGCGACATCGCCTTCAGAAACGGAAGACCTACGGCGGCTGTATAAGCCGCCAGGTAACAACGGAGGACTAAACATGGAAAAAGAAACTTTATATGTAGCATACGGCAGCAACCTTAACGTGCGCCAGATGGGGTTCAGATGCCCCGACGCAATGGTAGTCGGCATCGGCCTCATCAGAGATTACAAGCTCGCCTTCCGCGGAGTGGCGACCATCGAACCCAGCAAGGGCGATGCGGTTCCCGTCGGAGTATGGAAGGTAAGCAAACGAGACGAAAAGGCCCTGGATATCTACGAAGGATACCCGCGCCTGTACAGGAAGGAAACGGTGGAAGTGGAGATGGCGAACGGAGAAACTGTGGACGCGATGGTCTACATCATGAACACGGGCAGACCTGGAATGCCCGCCCAGTACTACCTACAAACGATAGAACAGGGGTACGGCGATATCGGCCTGGATATCAAGTACCTGGAAGCGGCACTCCGAGATACGGAGGCCAGAATGAAGAAAGAAAAGTAAACGAATAAGTGTGTGTTCCAAAAAGAGCGGGCGATAAGCCTGCTCTTATTCGTTTCAAAAATAATAAAAGGGAGGACCGATGGAAAAGAAGATCATAACGAACGCCAACGGTCAGCTCTTCAACCCAGACCTTGCCGAGAGAGCGGTCACGTTTATCAACATGCTCAAGCATACGAAGGGAACGTGGTACGGACAGAACTTCAACCTGCTCCCCTGGCAAAGCAAAATCATAACCGATGTATTCGGGACAGTAAAAGAGAACGGGTATCGGCAGTACACAACCGCCTACGTTGAGATCCCGAAAAAGCAAGGAAAGAGCGAACTGGCAGCAGCGGTCGCTCTTTATTTATTAGCAGGCGACGGGGAATGGGGCGCAGAAGTCTATGGCTGCGCAGCCGACCGCCAGCAGGCATCAATTGTGTTCGACGTTGCGTGTCAGATGGTGGAGCAATGTCCTGCATTGAAGAAACGTATCAAGCCGATAATGTCCCAAAAACGCCTGGTTTACACGCCTTTGAACTCGTTTTACCAGGTTTTATCGGCAGAATCATACACAAAACACGGTCTTAATGTACACGGAGTTGTGTTTGACGAGCTGCATGCACAGCCGAATCGTGCGCTATTTGATGTAATGACCCACGGTTCTGGTGACGCCAGAAAGCAGCCGCTTTTCTTTTTGATCACGACAGCAGGAACCGATCGAAACAGCATTTGCTGGGAAGTTCACCAAAAGGCAAACGATATCCTGGAAGGCAGACGACATGATAAGTCGTTCTATCCCGTAATATACGGCGCAGCGGATGATGACGACTGGGGTGATGAGCGCGTCTGGTACAAGGCGAACCCGTCATTGGGTATCACCGTAGACATGGACAAACTAAAAACAGCATACGCATCGGCGAAAGAGAACCCCGCAGAGGAAAACCTGTTTCGCCAACTCCGTCTCAACCAATGGGTAAAGCAGAGCGTAAGATGGATGCCAATGGACGCCTGGGATAAGTGCGATTTTGTCGTGGATCCCAAGGCCCTGGAAGGAAGAGAGTGCTACGGCGGCCTCGATCTTTCGTCCTCAACCGACATCACGGCATTTGTGCTTGTGTTCCCGCCCAGGGATGAAGACGACAAGTACTACATTCTCCCGTTCTTCTGGATACCAGAGGACACGATAGACCAGCGAGTACGAAGGGACCACGTTCCATACGATACCTGGCTTGCAAAGGACCAAGTGAAAGCAACCGAAGGTAACGTAATCCATTACGGGTACATAGAGAACTTCATCGAGGAACTCGGCACCCGATACAACATAGAAGAGATAGCCTTCGATAGATGGGGCGCGGTTCAAATGACCCAGAACCTGGAGGGGATGGGATTCACAGTCGTCCCGTTCGGCCAAGGCTTCAAGGACATGTCGCCGCCAACGAAGGAACTCATGAAGTTGGTGTTGGAGCAAAAGATAGCGCATGGCGGGAACGTACCGCTCCGCTGGATGATGGACAACGTGTACGTAAGAACGGACCCAGCAGGCAATATTAAAATGGATAAAGAGAAGTCCACCGAACGTATTGACGGCGCAGTTGCAACGGTAATGGCCCTGGATCGAGCGATACGCAATGCCGCAAATGCGGCAAGCGTCTACAACGAACGCGGCATTATTATCATTTGACGCAGATGGCAAAAATATGCTATAATATAGGCATAAGAAAAACAGGACGAGGGCAGAATGAAATATTACGTAGTCGCAGACCCGCACGGGTACTACAATTACATGATAGCCGCATTAAGAGAGAAGGGGTACTTCGAAGACGAAGGGCCTAAGAAACTCATAGTGTGTGGTGATGCGTTTGATCGCGGCAAGGAAGCGGTGGAAATGCAGAACTTCCTGGCTGACCTCGTAGCAAAGGATGAAGCAATCCTGATACGCGGGAACCATGACGACCTCCTGGAAGAGTTCGTAACTCACAGCGCAGCGTATGCAGCAAGAGGACTGCTTGCGACGCATCATTTCAGCAACGGCACCGTCCAGACCTGTGTTCAGCTATCGGGAATGGACATCATGCAGATGGAAGTCGAACCTGAAACGTTGAAAGAGAAAATGCACGAAACGCGGTGTTTTCGAGAACTCTTGCCAGCGATGGTGGACTACTACGAAACCAAACGATACATATTCGTTCACGGCTGGATCCCTTGCGATGCGAGCGGATTTGGCGGAACGGCCGACACCTTCAGGTATCGCGCAAATTGGCGAAACGCGACGAAGGACGAATGGCGCGAAGCAAGATGGTACAACGGAATGCTTGCCGCGTCTATGGGAGTAATTGAGCCAGGAAAGAAGATCGTGTGCGGACATTGGCATTGCTCGTATGGGCATAGCCGATTGAAGCATAAAGGTCCTGAATTTGGCGAAGGCGCAAACTTCTCACCGTACAAAGCAGACGGGATAATCGCCCTGGATGCATGCACGGCAACAAGCAATAAAGTTAATTGTATTGTTATAAAAGACTAAAAAAGGCCAAATTTTTTTCAAAAACCTATTGACAAAAGAAAAAAGAGTGCTATAATATAACGATTTGGTTGTCAGACCAGATGGACGGCTTGGGAAAATAATTAGAAGGAGGGTAGATAGCATGCATAATTTTCGCTATGTATCCAAAAGAGAAGCAGCCCCTGCGAAGGCGGTCTTGTTAGACATTATCCATACAGTCCAGGAAATCGTAAGAGACAAGTTCACCTTCCAATACACATTCGTAGGTAGCGCATCCCGCAACATGATAACCTGCGACGAAGGTTCCAACATCGGTTACGATTTCGACGTTAACATCGAGGTCAATGATGATGAGGAAGAGTACAGCGCAAAAGAAATTCGTAATATCTTGCGAAACGCGTTCGATAGGGTCGTAACCTATTACGGATACGGCTACTGTGAAGACTCAACCCGCGTCTTAACCATCAAGGTGAAGGATCAACAGCATTCCAGAATCTTGCATAGCTGCGACTTCTGTATCGTAAATAATTGCGAGGACGGACGCCAGCAGTACATCAGGTTCAATAAAGTGCAGCAGAGTTATTCTTGGGAATACCAAGGGAAAGCGTTTGATGGCTTAGGCGAGAGAATCGACTGGCTCAGAGAGAACGACTACTGGCAGGAAACCAGGGATTATTACATCGATAAAAAGAACGAAAATGATAACCCCGACAAGCACTCGCGCTCAATCTTTGCGGAAACGGTCAACGAAATGTGTCAGAAAAAAGGCTACTATGACTGATTCTAAGAAGGAGGAGCCGACATGAGCAAAGGTGGAGTATCAAGCTATACCCATTCGCAGCAGGAATTGGACGCATATGCAAATCAGCATAACCCCAACAATGATGCGTACTGGGCAGACCAAGACAATCACGCGAACCAATGCAATCCCAACAACGATGAATATTGGCATAGCCGTGAAGACGACGAATAACAACTAAATTAAAACGCAAAACCGTTCGGAAAACACCGAGCGGTTTTTTCATGCCCAAAAGGAGGAAAAACGATGAATATTGAAAAGAAACCCGTTGCGGTATTGAAGGCAGCGGACTATAACCCCAGAAAGGACTTAAAGCCTGGCGACCCTGAGTACGAGAAGCTCAAACGCAGCATCCAGGAGTTCGGGTATGTTGAACCCGTCATCTGGAATAAGCGCACAGGCATCGTAGTTGGCGGCCACCAGCGTCTTAAGGTAATGAAGGACCTTGGCTTTGAAGAAGTGGACTGCGTGGTGGTCGACCTGGACGAAAAACAGGAAAAGGCGTTGAACGTTGCCTTGAACAAGATCAGCGGCGAATGGGACGACACCTTGCTCGCCAACCTTCTCAAAGACTTGGACCGCAGCGGCTATGACGTTACGCTCACAGGTTTCGATCTTGCCGAAGCGCAGGAATTATTCGGCAGCGGCAGCATGGAGAACGTACACGAAGACGACTTCGATGCGGACAGCGCAGCAGAAGAGGTAAGCGAACCTAAGACCAAAAACGGCGATTTGTGGCTTCTTGGCAAGCACCGCCTCCTGTGCGGCGACTGCACTCACAAAGAGGACGTGAACAAGGTTTTGGACGGAAAATACGCCGACGTGATGGTAACCGATCCTCCGTACAACATTGACTACGGTAGCACGCTCAATGGCGCAGGCAGAGACATTGCGAACGATAACATGAGCGACGACGACTTCTACAAGTTCCTCGTTGCTTTTTATCAGGCAGCAGAAAGCGGCTTGAAGAAGGGCGCACCTGTGTATGTTTTCCACAGCACCAAGGAAACGGTCAACTTCACCAGGGCGTTGCAGGCGGCTGGGTTCAAGTACGCGCAGACGCTCATCTGGTACAAGAACCATTTTACGCTTGGTCGCCAGGACTACCAATGGATCCACGAACCTATCTTGTACGGATGGAAGGAAGGCGCGGGGCATTACTTCATTGACGACAGAACGCTCGCGACGGTGTTCGAAGCCGAGCGTGAGAACATCAAGAAGATGAGTAAGCAGGAACTTGTCGAGCTTGTTGAGAAGATCCTGGATACACCCACAACCATCATCAAGGACAACAAACCTGTTCGTTCGCCTGACCATCCCACGATGAAACCCATCACATTATGCGCAAAACTCATATACAACAGCAGCCACGAAGAGGACACGGTGTTCGAACCTTTCGGGGGCAGCGGCTCGAGGCTCATCGCGGCCGATCAGCTCAACCGCAAATGCTGCGCCATCGAGCTGGAACCCAAGTATTGTGATGTCATCGTCCGCAGATATAAGGAAGCTCACCCCGACGCAGAGGTACGACATATCCGAGACGGGGTTGAAATTTACGACTGAGAATACGCCTGACTCATTGAGATGGGCAAGCGGGGGTGGAGAAAGAGAGATGAAGAACAGAGATATGCTCTGCCAGATATTTGCAGCAAAGCTTTATGAACTGATGGGGTGGGATAAATCCTATCATTACAAGATGCTGGGCAAACCCGCTGTTTGCAACAACGAGGCTCTGTACCTGTTTAAGCTCACGGACTTCGAATTATTTGTGAATGTAGGTGGAACCAGAAAAAAGAGATCATACCTTCCTGAGGACTGGCGTGAGTGCTTTGGCACACCCGTAGAACGGCACGAAGAGTCGTATAAGATTGATCTCGCCGAAGGGTATATAACGACGGATAAAGTTGGAGGATAAGATAAATGCCGAATGAATATGCGCTTGATGATTTGAGTCTGGAAGGGTTCCAGATCGTAAAAGGGACTTATTTTGCCCCGCAGTCAGAACCGAAGCTGGCTATCTGGAATACGGCAATAGGTTTCAACCCTGCCTCGTTTGCCGCGCTGCAGCAATGCGATGCGGTTCAATTGCTTGTCAACGATGAAAAGAGACGGATACTCGTAAGGCCCGTTTCATCATCTGACCTGAATTCTATAAACTGGAAGAAAGGCATAGATGCGCCCAAAGCCGTGGTACGGATAGAGTGTGCTTTGTTTGCAAAGCCGCTTTTCGAACGCTGGAATTTAGATCCTGAATTGAAGTACAGGGCAAACGGACGAATCGTGAACGGCGACAAGAAAGTGATGCTGCTGTTTGATTTTACAGACCCTGAAAAGTGGCGTGGAGCAAAGCAGGTAAGAGACGATGAATAACGAAGATACGAACCTCTCATTTTATTTGAGATCAAATGCAATACACATTTTCAAAGACGCAATTAGAGTGATAGGAACCCCAGAATTTATACGTTTCCGTGTACACCCAGACGGAACGTCAATGCTGATGGAATCGTATGATAGAATAACTTTGACCTCGTTCCGCGTACCCAAGAACGTGGATACAGGAAGATCCTTGGTTGTCCACAGTAAAGCGTTTTGCCGAATTATGGCAAATAGGCTTGGCTGGGATATCTCAGAATCGTATAGGGTGCCAGGGAGAATGATACCAAGTGAGAACGTGGTGATTTTTGATTTGACGAAGGCGGTACCTATAAAAGAATACAGAAATTAACAGGAAGGTCGGGATATGGAAAACGAAGTAAAAAAAGACCTGGTGGAGATAAGAACAGAGACGTTTGCCGACGCGATAATGGAGCTAAGAGGGGCCTTGCTTATATCACAAGTACAGCTCGCCAAGGAGCTAAAAATATGCGCTGGAACAGTAAATCGTTGGGAGAAAGGACATTGCGAGCCGAGCTTCCTTCTCCAGAGCCGCCTGGCAAATTTTTGCAAAGAACACGGCATCGAATTGCATTGGAAAAACAAGTCTGAGGTCGAAAAATGA